CCCTGGTGGTGATCGGTACCGCTCTGGAGGCCTACGTCCAGAACCGCTACCCGGACCTGGAGACTGCCCCTGCCTGGGAGCCAAAGACCTCCGACATCGCCCATCTTCTGGCGCAGGGCATTTCCATCGACCACCAGATGGGACACCGGGTCGACCGCAGCCACCAGTTGGAGGCTCGGTGATGGGTGGAAGGACCAAGAACCGGGTCAAGCAGATCCAAGGTTACCAGTCGCAACTGAAGGCGGCAATCACCTTAGATAAGACCGGGGCGGAGGTCACCCTTGACTTGACCTCCGCCCGAGAGATCGTCCGGTTGCTCGATGAGTTAATTTCCAGGGTGAGGGCAGAATGACTAGTCCCGATGTTTGGTGGAGAGCAGATGACCGGCGTTATGCAAACTATGATCCCTGGGCTGAATGGGAACAGCCTGAGGGGTCCCATTTGAGGATTGAACTTCGGAGCTACCTGGTGGTTGGCTATACTCCCAAGGGGGTTTGGCTTTCCGACGCCTTTGGGGGTCGGATCTTCGTCCTAGGAACGGCTATTAGGCAGACGGCCGTGCCGACGAAGGAGTTAGCCTTGCAAGACCTGGTAGCCCGAAAGGTTCGGCACGTTCAGGGCTGTCAGGCCCGGTTGGCTCAGGCCCGAGAACATCTCGAGGCGGCCCAGAAGGAACTCCAAGATCTTCGGAGGAAAGGATGACCACCCGGAGTTTAGCCGACGAGATCAAGACCGCCCGCCTGGTGATTGAGCACCAGGCGGACCCCGCTCCGGTAGCCATCCGCATCTCGGGTATCCTCTACCGGACCCAAGTCCGGGGAAGGGCTCCCATCCTCGACGCCCTGGAGTTCTGTGTTGCCAGGGTGAAGGAAGGAAAGAAGCCCGAGGCCCGAGACTACCTTACCAAAGCCCTTTCCCTCATGACCGGAGAGGCCCAAAAGAAGCCCGTAGGAGGCCCACGATGAAAAGCCCAGGTAAACCCACCCGAGATCCAATCGAGGCCATCGTAGAGGACGCCCTGCGCGATGCGGACATATCCTACACTCAGACCCACCCGACCCGTCTCGATTTCCACCTCCCGGACCACGATCTGTTTATCGAGGTCAAGCAGTTCCACTCCCCCAGGATTGCCGACCAAATGTCCAGGGCGCCGAATGTCATTGCGATCCAGGGCCGGATGGCCGCGGAGTTCTTCGCCGCTCTTATCCGGGGTTGACAGAAGAAAAGTTTTGCATAGGGGGTTTACTCCTCTGAGACCAGACCCTCATATCTATGAGACCGACCAACGGAGGTCGGCACCAGGAGTGACCCAAATGGCCCCGAAATTTTCCACCGTCTACCAGAACCGCAAAACCGGCAAGTTCATCCGCACCTACCATGGCCAGAACGGTCGCCGCCCCGGTTACATCTCCTACTACGGGATCGCCCAGGCCGATGCCACCAAGAAGGTTGGACCCATCCTGGCCTGCAGCCACGAGTCCTTCGAAGAGAAATACGTCGAAGTCCAGGCCTAAAATTAACTAGGCCGCCCCTTCCACCCGGGCGGCCTTCACCCCAACCCTCGGAGAGACCCAAATGACCAAGACCCTCACCATCCCGAAAGACCAACTCGAAGCCTTGCTCCAGACCAATGTCAAGGCCGTCGAGCGGGCCTTGACTATCCTCCTGGCGAACCAGACCGCCGATGAGGTTTCGTCCCACACCACCAAACACATCAACGGCAAAGGGTTCTCCGGCGCCGAGGGTGAATTCCTCACGGCCATGGCCCTGCGGGTTCGGGCAGGTCAGCCCCTCAGCCCCCGGATGCTCCAGGCCCTGCGGAAGAAGAATGCCAAGGGCTATTCGGTCCTGGCCAAGTACCACGGCCAGTTTCCGCTCCGGCCCGTGAGCCCGGCGCTGGTGGCCGCTCCTCCGGCGCCCACCCATTACCCGGCTCCGATCGAGAAGGCCTCGTATCGGCCGGCTCCGGTGGCCTCCGACGATCGTGCCTGGGTTGGCATGTCGGCCCGGTCGGCCGGGTGGGGCAATGACGTTCCCGATGACTACCCGCTCTTTGAATAGCCCCGAGCGATGAAACTTTATCCGTCTGGGGGTTTACACCAGGAGGAAGAGGCCTCATATCTATGAAACCGACCAACGGAGGTCGGCACCAGGAGTGACCCAAATGAACCTCGCCCAATACTCGACCCTCTCCAAAGCCGATCAACTTGCTTGGCGGAAAGAGAACGGGATTAAGGCCTACTCGGATCTGTTCAAGACCGCTTCCACCCCGGTTCGCAAATCCACCTTTGACCCCAAGGCCGCCCAGGCCGTCGCCACCCGGTTGGCGTCTGAAGCCTTCTCCAAATAATACCCAACCCAGCCATTTAGGAGACCCATCATGGCACCTCGCATCGACTTCACCACCATCGACACCACCACCATCGAAGGCTTGCCCCCGGCGCCCTCGCCGGACATGTCCCACCGCTACCTCTTCGTTGACACGAAGAAGGTCGTGGACGATATGGCCGACCTGGGCTTCACGGTCGCCGGGTTCCGCCGCCCGAGGTACCGGACCGAGGCCGGCGCCTTCGGGCTGCACGAGGTGGACTTCCGCCGCCCTCAGGACGTCAACAAGGCTGATGACGAAGCCCCCCGCGTCCTGTTCCTGAACACCTACGATGGGTCGAGGAAGGCCCAACTGGTTTCGGGTGTCATCCGCTTCATCTGCATGAACGGGATGCTGGCCGGTACCGTCCTCCAGAACAACAAGTTCATCCACCTCCAGGACTACGAGTCGCAGCTCCTGGATGGGATCAAGGCGGCGGGCGAAGTGGCCTCGAAGGTCTTCGATCGGATCGAGACCTTCAAGTCGACCAAGCTCGATCGGCCGACCCTGATCAAGATGGCCGCCGAGGCCCGGGCGCTCCGGTTCTCCGAAGATGAGGATCTGGACGTTCAGCCCCAGCACTTGCTGATGCCTCGCCGCCGGGAGGACGCCAAGCAGGACCTGTGGACGGCGTGGAACGTGCTCCAGGAAAATCTCCTCAAAGGTGGTGTACCAGGGCGGGACAAAGGTGGGAAGGTCCGGACCATTCGGCCCTTGAACCAGATCCAGAAATCCAACGACCTGAACCGTGGTCTCTGGGACCTCTTGGAGAAGTATGGGGCCGCAGCATAAGGCCCAACGACCAAGAAGAGAAGGTGGAGGAGGGTGATCCCCTCCTCTTTTCTTTCCAGGGATAGGAACTCAAGTGAATGAACCAACAGCCAGACCCTAGGCTCGGTAAACGACTAACCACCTCCCTCCCCGAACCCGTTCTTCTGTCTCCCCGCTTCCTTCTGTGGAAGAAGGTGTGGAGCCCCAAGAGGCGTAAGTTCCTGAAGGTCCCCTACTACCTCGACGGATCGGCTAGGGGTGGGACCCGTGAGCACCCCATCCTCTTGGATACTCCGGAGGATCTCAATCGACTGGCCCCGATCGGGGAAGTCCTGAAGGCTTATGACAAAGGAGGCTACTCCGGGATTGGCTTCGCCTTGACCGGGGAAGGCATTGGGGCCTTCGACCTCGACGCCTGCCTGACCCCGGAGGGCGATCTTAAACCCAACCACCCCGGCGCCGGGATCGCTCGGGCCGCGGCAGCCGAAGGGGCCTACATCGCGGTATCCCCCTCCGGCCAAGGCCTCCGCATCCTGGGCCCCTCCACCCTTCCGGAGGCCTACTCCAAAGACGCCCTGGAGTACTGGGGGTCTGGGCGCTTCGTCACCCTTACGGGCTCTGTCTGGTCCGGAGCTAAAGGCTGGAAGGACCTGACTCACCACCGACAACACTTGGGCGAACTCGTGGACCGGGAGCGTCAGGAGCGTGAAGAGCAATCGGAGGTCTTGGTCACCCCACGCCTGGTAGCCGAACTCAAGTCCGCCCTGGCGTCCATGTCCTCCGACGAACGAACCCTGTGGATCAGCATGGGCCACGCCCTTAAACCCCTAGGCGCCAAAGGTCTGGAACTATGGCTGGCTTGGTCCTCCACTTCCTCGAAGTACGACGAAGCCGACGCCAGGGCAAAGTGGGACGGGTTCAACTCGACCCGAACTAACCACAAGGCCGTGTTCGCCGAGGCCACCCGAAACTGGGGTTGGGAGAACCCTCGCTCCAAGAAGACCCAGGACCAGGACGACCCGGAGCCGGATGACATCGACCCAGACGACCCGGACAACACCAGGTCCATCCTCGACTACTCGATGGACCTGGGCGAACAGGTCCTCCTTCCTACAGAGTTCGTCCTGGATGGCTTTCTCCCGGTTGGGGTCACCCTAATCGCCGGAGCCTGGGGTGCTGGTAAATCGACCAACCTCATTCCGGTCTTTGCATCCGTCGCTCACCTGGCTCCGGAGGAATGGGGCTTCCACCCCCAGCTTAGAAGACACGTCATCTGGGTGACCGAAGCTCCGGACCAAGCTCGGGACACTCTTTACTCCATCTCGAAGGTCGCAGGCTCCCGGTCCTGGGATGACTTCAAGAAGTGGTTTCACATCATCCCGGCCCGGAGAAAACCGGCCAAGCAACTGGCCCGGGAATTGGCCCAGGCCATCCCGATCCTGACCAACCCCATAGAAATCGCCGGAGACCCCCAAAATTTGGCCGGATACGACGACTCCGACCAAGGGGTGGATAATCCCACCCCTTTGGAAAGGCCCACGCAGGCGGCCGTATTTAGGGCCTCTCCGGTCATCGTCCTAGACACCACCTCCGCCAACCTGGACCTGGAGAACGAGTCAGACAATTCGGAGGTGGGGAAGGCCATGTCGGCGCTCAAGGAGAAGCTTCCGGGAATGCCGATCGTCCTGGTTGGTCACACTCCCAAAGCTATGGTCCGGGCCGACATCACCGACATGTCATTCCGTGGCGCCGGGGCCTGGGAGGCCGACGCTGTCGCCACCTACTACCTGGTGCACGACACCGCTACCGACATGCGCTTCATGGCCATCCGGAAAAGCAGGTTCAGCCCCGACTACACTGAGATCTCGTTCGGTCAGGAAGGCGGTCGCGAACTGATCAATACGCCGTGGGGTGAACCACAGGCGAAGACGTATATCCATGGGCTGCCCTGCCGATCCACGGGAGAAGAGCGGAAGGCTGCCCAGAAGGCGGTGGTCGAAGAGCGGAAGGAGCTCGAGAAGGAAAGAGGGCTCACGGAACGTCAGACCCTAATAGTCGAAGCCGTATCGAGGGGGGCGGCCGACATGGCCCCTCTGACTCGTTCCGACCTGCGTGACCGGATCTCGGGGAAACGGGAGCTCATCGCCGAAGCTCTGAATAGACTCCTTGAGGCCGGGCTTGTCATCTCCGTGCCCCCTCCCGAGGAACTTCGGGAGAGGTTCCTCCGGGGGAGAATGGTCCCCGAGATCCTACTCCCCTCGGAGATAGACCCCATGGTGTACTTCGACACCCTAAGGGGGCAAAAATGACCGGGAGCGGGTTAACTCAAAAATGGTCCCTAAAAGGGCGTTTCCAAGCCCGGAAGAACTCACCCGGGCAGGTGGCTTCAACCCGCTCCCATTTAACCCGCTCCCCTAAGGAAAAACACTCCGGGAGCGGGTTGACGGGTAGGGCTTTTAGCTGCCCTACCCGTCCAACGCGCAACCCGCTCCCGCCTTTTGGGAGCGGGTTGGGAGCGGGTTGGGAGCGGGTTGACGGAGTAACTCAATATAAGCACGAGGAAAGACATGTCAGACCCATTTGAAACCACCCCTGCCCGAGGAATACACCCCGAGGAAACGCGGAGAAACCTCGAGAAGAAGCGCCTCGAGGAGGGACGGGCCTTGAGAGCTCAAGAGGCCAAGTGGTTGGTCCTTCGGTGCGAAGGCAAGCTTACCCTCGATCTTGAAGATCTGTTGGTCCGGGAAGGCTTAAGGGCCTGGTCTCCCCGATATTGGCTCCGGAAAAGGTTGCCTAGGAAGAAGGTTCGGATCTGGGTGGAAACGGCCCTCACGCCCTCCTTTGTCTTCCTCCGAGGGGAAGACTTGGAATGGGCCTGCAATGTCAGGGATGACTCTGGGGTCTCTGGTCACAGAGTGACGGATCAAGGAAAGCCTGTCTTGTTCAGGCCGTCTAAGAACCAGGGGTCTCTTCTTCAGGTTTTTGACTGGGAGCTCGGACCTCTTCGGGCTTACGACCAAAGGGAGTACCCTGGAATAGTGCCTTCGCAAGCCCCGGTAGTCGAGGAAGAACCAAACCCGGTCTATGTGGCTGAAAATCCTCCTGAACTTGTTCCTCCCCATGACTTTCAGGTTCACCAGACTGTTCGGGTTAAAGAAGGGCTGTTCACCGACCTGATTGGGACTGTTGAAACAATCAATGCAGACGGGGGGATCACTATTGCGATAAAGAAATCCTCCCTGAAGCTGACGTTTTTCAGTTTTCATCTCGATCCCATTTGACCCATATAGGGATCACAAGGACGGCTATGCCGTCTTGGGGAGATAGGTCGGAAGCTTAAAAGGCTGTTCGCCCTCCCACCCGACCTGGTAGATCCCGGGGCACGCCCTCAATGTGGTAGTTGCTCTGCTGGTCCACCCAGCCTCTTCGTGATGGGTCCGAGAGGCAAGGTCGGGTGGGGGCTCTTCCCAGCTCCTAAGCACCAGGAGGACACCATGTAGCAGGTTGGATCATGTCACCTCCCACTGAACGCAAGCCCACTGGGGCTCCTTCTCCTTTCGGCCCGGAAGAGCAAACCGCCATCCTTCTGTGGATCTCCTCGGGTAAGTCCCTGAGATCTTACTGTGAAGAGGATGGCGCGCCCCATATCACCACGGTGCTCCGGTGGGTCGCCGCAGACTCAGTCTTTCGCGAACAATATACGGCTGCGATGAAGATCCGAGAAGAGGTTCTCTTCGACGATTTGACCCATATCGCTGACACGCCCCTGGAAGGCGTTCAGGTGGTGGAAGACAATGGACCCAATGGGGTCTCTATCAAGACCACCAAAGCCGACATGACCAAACACCGAGAGATGCAGATCAACACTCGCAAGTGGGTCCTCTCCCGAATGAACCCAAAGAAGTACGGGGACAAGATCCAGGTGGCAGGCCACGATGGCGGTGCACTGAAATCGGTCACCGCTACCATGACCCCTCAGGAGGCGGCGGACGCCTATGCTGCCACCCTCAACGCGAACTCGGGATAACTGGCCGCCAGACTACACGGCGGTCTTCGCCTGGCGCCAACAGCAACTCCTGGCGATGCGCGAAGACCCTAAGCTCCTTTACGGAGCCCTGGAGTACTACCGCACTCGACCGAAGGAGTTCATCAACCACTGGATGGACACATATGACCCTCGGGTCGCGGGTAAACCCGGGCGGATGGCCAAGATGCCTTTCGTCATGTTCGAGCGCCAGGGCCAAATGGTCGACTTCATCCTCGCCTGCCTGAAAGGGGAGGAGAACGGGTTGATGGAGAAGGCCCGAGACCTCGGGGCGACCTGGATATGCTGCGCCGTGTCTGTATGGATGTGGCGGTTCTGGGATGGGGCCTCGATCGGATGGGGCAGCCGCAAGGAGGCCTTGGTCGACAAGATCGGCGACCCCGATAGCATCTTCGAGAAGATGCGCATCCTGATCCGGCGCCTCCCTCGGGAGTTCTGGCCGGAGGGGTTCGACGAGACCCGGGACATGGCGTTCATGCGGATCGTCAACCCAGCTACCGGGGCGACGATCACAGGGGAGGCCGGTGACTCGATCGGTCGAGGCGGGCGTAAGCTGATTTACTTCAAGGACGAATCAGCCCACTACGAGCGACCGGAGAAGATCGAGGCCGCTCTATCGGACAACACTCGGGTGCAGATCGACATCTCGTCGGTCAACGGCCTGGGTAACGTCTTCCACCGTCGCCGAGAGAACGGGGTCGAGTGGATCGAAGGACCGGCCCACAAAGGCGTGACTAACGTCTTCGTCATGGACTGGCGGGACCATCCGGAAAAGGACGACGCCTGGTATCTGGCTCGAAAGAAGAAGGCGGAGATGGATGGGCTTTTGCACGTCTTCGCCCAAGAGGTCGAGCGGAACTACGCCGCGGCAGTCGACGGGGTGGTCATACCCCAAGAGTGGATCATCTCGGCTATCGACGCTGACGTCAAGCTGGGTCTGCACATGGACACGGGGCCCGTTGTGGCGGCCCTTGACGTCGCAGACGAGGGTGGCGACAGCAACGCCCTTCCCATCCGGAAGGGCGTTCGGCTCAACTCGCTGTTCGAATGGGAGAAGGGGGACACGGGCAAGACGACCCGAAGGGCTATCGCGGCCCTCATGGGGTCCGGCCCTGTCGAGCTTCAATACGACTGCGTGGGGGTCGGCGCCGGGGTCAAGTCCGAAGCCAACCGCCTCGAGGAGACGGGTCAGCTACCGAGCACCATCACTTTCGTCCCCTGGTCCGCCGGGGCTGGGGTTCAAAGACCCGACGAGAACGTGGAGCCCGATGACAAACTGACTCCCTTGAACAAGGACTTCTACGCCAATCTCAAGGCTCAAGGCTGGTGGCAGCTTCGCCGCCGCTTCGAGAAGACCCATCGGGCTATAACAGAGGGTATCCAGTACCCCACAGACGAAATGATCTGCCTCCCGTCTGATCTTCCTGGGCTCAGGAAGCTGCAGAAGGAACTGGGGCAGGCAACTATGGGACAGATGACTGGCTCGTTGAAGCTGGCCGTGAACAAGCGTCCGCCGGGAACTAAGTCACCCAACCTGGCGGACGCGGTAATGATGTGCTACTGGCCTGTCGTTCTTGAGACACCTGTGGCAATGATGCTGCTCAGCGAAAGAAACCGCGGATGAACGACTTGGCGCCCTCTGGCTTGACCCCGACCTTGAACGGGGAACAAGCCTCCGAGCTGATGGCGATGCTGAACGCCGCCAGCCGGAGGATCGAGAGCCTGTTCCCCGGGTACTTCCCCGACGCCAAACACAACCACTACCTCGACTTCGGCTACCCCTCGACGGTATCCTTCGGGATGGCTTATGCCATGTACTCCCGGAACGGGCTCGCCCGGGCGGGGGTTGACAAGACGATCTTGAAGACTTGGGAGAACAACCCCTGCCTGTGGGAGACCGAAGACCCCGAGGAGACCCCCGTCGAGAAGGAGGTGCGCCTCCGCTTTCAGGAGCTTCGGATCTGGCAACGCTTGGCCGAAGCAGATCGACGGTCGCTGGTGGGTGGCTACTCAGGCGTCATCTTCCGGTTTCGGGACAGCTTGGCCCTCGACCAACCCGTCACCAGGGTGAACGGAGGCCTCGAAGGCTTGGCGGGGATCATCCCCTGTTGGGCTTCCCAACTGACTGTCGAGGAATGGGAGCAGGACACCTCGTCTGAGAACTACGGGGAGCCCAAAATGTTCCTCTTCAACGAGACCCCGGTCGACAAAGATCTCCCGGCCGGGAGCTCGGGTTCCACTCGTCAGGTTCGAGTTCACCCCGACAGGGTCATGATCTGGTCGGCTGACGGAACGGTATACTCCCGGTCGCTCCTTGAACCAGGTTACAACGACCTTCTGACGATGGAGAAGATCTCCGGCTCGGGAGGCGAGGGGTTCTGGAAGAACTCGAAGGCCTCCCCGGTCCTGCGTGTGGATAAGGACGCCAAGATCGAGGACATGGCTCGAGCGATGCGCGTTCAGCCTAACCAGATCCAGCAGGCCATGAACGATCAGGTGGCCGATTGGCAGCGAGGGTTCGACAAGCTGCTCATGATCCAGGGGATGGAGGCCATGGTCCTCCCCATCACCCTGCCACAGCCCCAAGAGTTCTTTGACATTTGCCTTCAGTGCTACGCGGCCTCGATCAACATGCCGACCAAAGTGCTGATCGGCAACCAACAAGGCGAAAGGGCCTCGACCGAGGACTCGGCCGAGTGGAACAAGGCCAACATGGCCCGCCGGGAGAACGAAGTCGTTCCTCTCTTCCAGTTTATGATCCGGAAGCTAGTAGCGGTCGGCATTCTTCCCGAGGCGGACTGGCAGACCGACTGGCCGGATCTTGCCCAGACCACCCAGACGGAGAAGGTCGCCATCGCCAAGACCTTGTCCGACATCAACGCCGTGTCTTACAACGCCAGCGGAGAGATCACCTTCACCCCGGACGAGATCCGGGAGGCCGCTGACTACGAACCTCTGGCTCCGGAGGACTACACCCCTCCGGCGTCGCCCAACCCACCGGCCAACCCGAACCCCGACCCACTGGCCCAACCATAGGATGACCTCCGTGTCCCAGACCCGCATCAACATCCGGTCGGTCGCGAACTCCGCCAAGGCGAAGACGATCAAACGGAACGGGCGCGACCTGATCGTCGTGCCTTCCGCCACCCTGCCGGATAACATCGTTATGAACGGCATCATGTACCCGGCCGAGGAGATCGCCAACAGCTACAAAACGCTGGAGCGGACCCCGGCGCCTTTTGGCCACCCCACGGTCAATGGGAAGTTCGTCAGTGCTTCGGACCCCGAGGGCATCAACATCGGGTATATCGGGGCCTGGAACGAGAACGTGCGTCGCCAGAACGGCATCGTCTACCTCGACAAAGTGATTGACGTCGAGGTGGCCAACCGGACCCAGGAGGGGCAGGCTGTTCTCGAGGCTATCCGCAATGCCAAGCCCATCCATACCTCGACCGGGCTTCTGTGTGAGATCAAGACGACGAACGTTGGCGGCCAAGAGATGAAGGTCGCCACCAACATGCTGTTCGACCATGACGCCATCCTTCTGAACGAGGAAGGGGCGGCTACCCCAGAGCAAGGAGTGGGTATGCTGGTGAACGGGAAGGAGATCGAGGTGGTCAATTCAGCCATTGATTGGGCTGACCGGAGCCTCGACTACGCTGCAATGTCCGTGGTTTCGGCCTTGGAAGAGCAGGAAAGAGCGACCCTTGCGGAGCGCATCAAACAGGCGGTGCTGGCGTTGTTCAGTCCGTCCTCGTCTACCCAACCCCCAACCCAGGAGACAGATATGGGTATCACCGACGAGCAGTTCGCTGCTCTCTCCGCGAAGGTCAACACCGTCGCGGACCAAGTGTCGTCGTTGGTCAAGGACCTGCCGACGACCCTGGCCACCGCCGTGAACAAGGCCGTCGAGCCCGTCACGGCTGTGGTCAACAAGATCACCGAGACGGCCGCCGCCGCTGAGAAGCTGGAACGGGACGCTCTGGTGAATACGATCGTGAAGGCGAACCTGATGAACCAGGATCTGGCCAACACCCTGCCGACCCCGGCGCTGAAGGAGCTGGCCGCCAAGGTCGGCAAGCCCGGCACGGCCGCCGCCCTGAACGCCAACAGCGATCCGATCCTGGGCAATGCCTCGGAGGAAAAGGGCTACGACCTGAACGCCCTGTTCGCGGAGGGCAAGTGACATGGCCGGCAACAGCATTTTCCGGGGGTCGATCAACGAACAGCCCCGCACCATCAACCTGCCGGTGACGGGCGCTCTGCTTCCGGGGACTTTCGTCGAAGCTACGGCGACCAACCTGGTTCAGATCACCACCCCGGCCGGCAAGCGGCCCCTGATCTTGGGCAACCTGGACTTCAAAGATCAGGACAAGCTGACCGCCTACACCACGGGTGACACGGGGGTGGCCTACGAGGTCAACCCCAATGACTTCTTCCAGTGTGCGTTGGCGGCGGCCACCTACACCCACATGCAGCCGCTGACCATTGCGGCTCCGGGTCGTCTGGCCGCAGCCGCAACCACCAACGTCGTTGTCGCTTTCTTCAACGACACCCCCGGCGCCTATTCCGCAGGCCAGCTGGCGGACGTCGTCATCGCCAACTTCTACATCGCACCGTAAGGAGGGCGACAATGCTTCACTTCACGCAAGACCAACAGCGTATGATCTTCGCCAACCGCCAGGCCTTCAACGCCCAACAGCGTTCGATGGCCGAGCGGCTGGGCAACGCCACCATGGTTGGCAACGCCATGCCGATCCCCTACAACGTCTGGGGTCAGTGGGACCGGGAAGGCGTGGCCATCCAGCGTCAAGTCATGTCCGTGTTCAACGACCTGGCGGCGTCGGTCAGCTTTCCCATTCCGATCGGGAAACTGCTGCACTATTTCCAGACCATCTCCGACAGCGGCCAGGTCAACGTTTCGATGGATGGCCGCAGCAAGGCCCGGGCCGATCAGCCTGTGTTCGAATACTTCGGCACCCCCCTGCCGATCTTCGACACGACCTTCAGCTACGGTTGGCGCCAGGTCGAGGCTGCGCAGTCCGAGGGCTTTCAGTTGGATGCCGCCGGTCGCCGCAACGCCATGTTCAAGGTGGCCGAGAGCCTGGAGCAAATGGTCATCTCGGGCAACAGCAAGGTTGTGGCCGGTGGCCAGACTCTGTACGGCCTGACCAACCACCCGAAGCGGAACTCCCGGTCCACCGGCAACGCCCTTCGGACCTGCACCGGTGCCCAGTGGCAAGCGGAAGTCAACGCCACCCTGGCTCTGTTGTTCGCCAAGAACTTCTATGCCCCGGCGACGTTGTACGTCAACTGGCTGGACTGGCGCTATGCGACCTCGACCGACTATTCGACGCTGTACCCGAACAAGTCGATTGCGGCCCGCATTCTGGAAGACAGCCAGGTCAAGGAGGTTATCCCCTCGTCTTATGTCCCGGCCCAGACCATCATCGCCGTCGTGAAGGACCCGGCCGTGGTCCAGATCCTGAACGCCATGCCGATGACCAACCGCGCCCAGTTCCGGGCCAATCCGGAAGACGAGTACAACTTCGTCACGATGGCCGCTGCGGCCATCGAGATCAAGTTCGACGCCACCAACCAGTGTGGCGTCGCCGTCAGCGCGTAAGGTTTGCTTCCTGTCGCCTGCTACTACTCGGGGAGGGGCCGCAAGGTCCTTCCCCTTTGTGCATATCAACATAAGGGACCTCCACATGAAACTCCAAGTCTTCCAAACCGGTGTGTTTGCCGTCATGTCGGCCGGGGCCGGTCAGACCGAAGTTCCGGTCGGCACCATCATTCCGGACCACCTGTACACCGAGGGGGCGGCCATTCCCGGCTGGCTCCAGGGTAAGGTCATTGACCTCGACGCCATGACCCCGGTCACCAACGTGGCCTTCGAGACCACCGATCCGCTGATTGGGGACCCGGTGGGGAAACCGGACGCGCCCAAACCGGTGGCCCCTGTGGCCAAGGCCGCTTCGGACAAGCCCGCTGCTCCCCCGGAAGATCTGCCCCCGGCGGCGAAGTAAGAGGCTGAATTATGACAACCTCCCTCGCAGGGTTTCGGGCTCACGCTACAGCTCGCGGCAATTCGGCCCCGGCTTCGGCTTCCGACGCGGACGCCAACGCCGCCCTGCAGAGGGCGGTTGACTACATCGCCTATACTTACGTCGTTCGGTTCCTCGACCCCTCGTACGCGACCCTGCCTGTGGTGGATGACGCGACCTACGTGGCGGCCGGTCTGGAGCTGGCTACCCCCGGGCTATTCAGCAAGACCTTCACCCCGGCAGAGGCGAAGGTCTTGACCCGGCTCGACACAATCAGCTGGACTCCAGTAGAGGTGAAGCAGGGAGATCCGAACATGTTCTCTCCTCGGTCTTCGCTCATCGAGGCTATGCTCTTCCCGTACATGCCAGGCAACCTGTCCTTCGGCTTCATGGCGGTGGGATATGAGTGAGAACTGGGCCAACATCGCAAAGGAGGTCGAGGCTGTAGTCTCTGACCTGGGGTCGGTCGGAACCCTGTTTCGACAGACTTCGGGTGGACCAACAGCCCCACACTTGGTGGGAACCTTTACCAAGGACACTGTGGGCTCGCCTATCACTTTCTTTCCTTCGTCCTTCAGCTTCAAGGACGGGGCCTACTTCAAGACACAGCCGGGAGACTTGGCGGCGTTGATCCCGGCGGCCTATTCTCCGGCCGTCGGTGACCGGATCTCGATCGCCGGAGAGAAATGGAAGGTCGAGGGGCTGAACGTCCTGTCGCCCCAGGGGACAGTGGTCATGTACAAGGCCCAACTGAGGAAAGCATGAACGAAGCCGCCGCCATTGCCCAGGCTCTCGCTAGGTTGACCCCGGCGGCACGGAATGCGTTCCTGAACGCCATCCGCCGCATCCGGTCCGCCGCCCAGGTTACCCTGATCATAGAACACCTGAAGGCCGGCAACGTTGAAGCGGCAGTAGCCGCGGCTTCGATTGACAGCAACTTCTTCTTCCCGCTTGATCAGGTCATCAGGGACGCCTTTGAGACCGGAGGGACCCAGGCCCTGAAGGCCGTCGAGAAGCAGACAAACCCTTTGGACGGCTCGAGTATCTCGCTTGGCTTCTCCGGGCGGCATCCTCGAGCCGAGCTTTGGTCACAGACTACCTCCCGGAGACTGATCGTTGAGATCACCGAGGATCAGCGGGAGATGGCCCGGTCGGTTATCCTGAAAGGCCTGCAAGACGGCAAGGGCGCCCAGGACATAGCCCGGAGCCTGGTGGGGACTGCAAAGCCGGGATCGAAAGACCGGATTGGCGGCTTCATAGGCCTGACAACCCAACAGGCCGGTTTCGCCATGAACATGGAGGAAGAGCTGGCCCGGGGGGACTACGCGGCTTACTTCAACCGTCAGCGTCGTGACAAGCGCTACGATCGGTTGATCCGCGGCCTTCAGGCCTCGGGCAAGCCGTTAGCGCCTGGGAAGATCGACGAGATCGTAGGACGGTACAAGGACAAGCTGCTAGCCCTGCGTGGCGAGACGATCGCGCGCACGGAGACCCTGACCGCTCTGGGCGCCGGGCGTCACGAAGGCTACCAACAGTTGGTTGACTCCGGGCAGGTGCACGACAGCCAGATCCAGCGGATCTGGGACGCCACTATGGACAAGCGGACCCGGCTCGACCACGTGGTGCTGGACGCTCAGACTCGGAAGGAGCCGCTCATTGGGCTTAACTCGGTCTTCGAGATAGGCGGGAGCCAGATGCGCTTTCCCCGTGACCGAAGCCTAGGGGCGGCTGCTAAAGAGACGATCAACTGCCGATGCTTCGAGACCGTGCGCATCGACTACCTGAACGGCCCCGGGGCTGGGGCAGGCGCAAAACCTGAACCGGTTACCGAGGCGCCATCTAACTGGCCTTCGGAATACGCTGATAAGCTGCTAAACGACTTCAACGCCAAGGATAAGAGGGGTAACAGGCACACCAAGGAGGAAAAGGCTCGGTTGAGAGAAATCTTGTCCCCCTTCAAGTCCGAGGCCGACTTCCTGTCGCTGTTCGGAGGGGATACCCAGGACTACAAGTCTACAAGGGTTAAGCTCTCCCCCTACAGCCTAATCGTCCAAGCTTCCGATGGACAAAAAGGGGTCAACGAGATTGTTAGGACCTTTAGCCTGACTCGTAGATCCGTAGAACACGACTACTTGATCGTAGACAAGGAAGCCCAAGGGGCAGGCGTAGCTAAAGAGATATTGTCTCGATCCGTAGCGGCCTACCCCAAGATGGGGATAGAGTCGGTTGGGGTTCATGCTAACATCGACGTTGGAGGGTACGCTTGGGCTAAGTACGGGTTTACCCCCTCTCCAGGCTCCTGGGAAGGTCTCCGGGGGGAACTTAAGTCTTTCGACCTAGGACGTCTAGGGTTAGACGAGACACAGAGAAAAGCGGTAGGAGCATTACTTGACTCCCCCGACCCCCGGGCGATCTGGGAGATCTCCGACCTCCCAGCTCTAAAACCCTTGCTGATCGGGTCGGATTGGGTGGGGTCGCTGGACTTAACTGACCCACTGGCTATGGAAAGGTTCAACCGCTATGTCGGTCCTAAAACCCCGTGATCTGTGTTACTTCGATGAGGCTGGGGACCAACAAGATGACAAACTGCATAACGACATCCTGTCTCAAGGGGACGACTTCCGGAAGACCCTGAAGACCCGGCTTATGACTAGGGGGCTGACTGAGGCCCAGGCCGATGTGCTGGGGAAACTAGCCCATGGCTAAGAAACTCGGGTCCTTCACAGCCCAGGTCAAGGGTTTCGCCGACCTCTCGAAGGATCGGATGCGCCGGGTGATGCAGGCCAGCACTCAGGAGGTTCTGGAGCTGGCCCAGACGACACAACCCCGGGCCTCCGAACGAGGAGGCCCGCCTGAACAGGGTAAGATCCCCGTCGATCACGGTGTGCTCAGGAACTCCCTGGCTTCAGGGCTAGACGGATCGGTGGGGCAACCCAGTGCCAACAGCTACGTGGCCACCATCGCCGGTCTCGAGGCGGGTCACGTGGCGCACTTCGAATGGGCGGCTGAATATGCCCTTCGGGTCGAACTGGGGTTTGTGGGGACCGACGCCCTGGGTCGAACCTACAACCAACCCGGCGCCCACTTTGTCGGTGCTAACGTCGCCAAGTGGCAGCAGATCGTCGAGAAGAATGCGGCAAAGGTGAACCGATGACTGACCAAAACGAAACCCTGGCGGCCTTCTCCCAGCAGTTGGCCTCCCTGGCCTACCCGGGGATGACGATCATCTACCCCGACAAACCCGTGGTTCCTCTGCCGCCGCTCCCCCTGGTCTTCCTGGAACTGGTCCCCACGGGAACCACCGACCCGACCCTGCGTGGCGGGGCCGAAACTGACTCTGGTTATGCTATGATCAGCGCCACCACAACCGGGAACGACTTCGGTCGGGAAAGTAACGCCCTGGCGAAACTGATCAAAGCGCTATTTCCCTACGCATCTCGCCTTGTCGTAGGGTCAACCACGGTCCTGATTAACCGCCCTCCGGAGGTTCTTCAGGGGTACGACGACGGGTTCGGATGGCGAGTGCCGACCCGCATCACTTATCAAGCCAACTGAAGAGGAACTATCATGGCAGTTTTGACGAACTCTGTGGTCTCGGGGGCGGGTGGTCGGCCCATCACCGTGAACACCCTGGCCAACGGGGACACCCTGGTCTACAACCCCGGCACCAACCAGCGCTTGGTTTTGCTGAACAACACGGCCGGATCGCTGACGCCGACCATCACCGGGTCGGCCGCCCCCTCCGGCTACAACGCCCCTGGCGGTCCGATCAACGTCAACCTGGGCGCGGCTGTGCAGCTCGGTGGTCCCCTCGCCATCGGGGCGGCCCGGCAGATCAACCTGGACTCGATCGCGAACCACCTGCAAGGCACCATCTCGCTGGCCGCCTGCGCAGGCTTGACCGCCTTCTTGCTGTCGGACAACTGATATGGCCCGGATCACAGTTCTTGACCATCGGATCTGGCGCGGCATGGAGATGCCCTCGGGGCACGTCCTGGTTCACGGGAACCCCCTCGACACCACCAACGACGTCATCCGGTCGCTCGACAATTCGCGCTTCCTGGCGCCGCTGGTCAAATCCGGGGCGGTGGAACTGGCTTTCGACCCCGACCCCGATGACCAAATCGAGGCTCCGGCCTCGATCACCCGGGACACCGACCAAATCCCCGGGGTAACAATGCCGGATACGCCGCTGGAGGCCGATCCCGTGACCAACCCACCCGTCGACAAAGCGGATGTGGAAGGGGCCTCTCCGGCGTCGTCCGGGCTTTCGTCTGGAAGCCCTCTTTTCAAGACTTTGCCGCCGACCCTGGTCGACGTCAAGACCCCCACCGGTCCGGTGGACAAACCCCAGTCGACCGAGACCTCGGCGCGCTGAACCCAACCCTTTGATCTGAGGATCACAAAATGGCTCTTCCTGTTTCCTACATCGGGGCGCTGGTGCAAATGGTCGCCTCCGTCCCCGCCACCACCGACGCTTCGGGCTTCGGTGCTTTGACCTACACGACCATCGGCAAGATCGTCTCGGTGGATCCCACCGGCGACACCACCGACAACATCTCGATCCCCCTGCTGGCCGGCCGTGTTGAGCACGTGAACGGGGCGGCCGATGGTGGCGAGATCCCCATGGCCTTCCGTTGGGACGGTGGCACCGATGCCGGTCAGACGCTGATCTTGGCCAACAACAACGGGTCTCAGAACTGCTCGTTCAAGATCACCGACCCCGACGGCAAGATCGAGTATTTCTTCGCTCTGATCGCCAACTACCAGTCGATGGCCCGGAACACCCAGAACTACAAGGGCTACAACTTCGTGGCCCGGGTGAACTCGCCGGTCATCAGGGTCTAAGTTTCGGCAACCCGTTCCCTCGGGGATTGCCGGGAGTGGTGGGGGGCCTTTTGGTTCCGGGTCTCCCACCTACTACACTTCAGGAACCGTATGCACAAGGAACCCCAGACTATGGACTTCAACAAGTTTGACAACCGCGCCCGGGCCGAACAAGGCTACCCCCTCCAACTGCTGGACCCCGAAACCCGTGAGCCCCTGACGCACCAGGGCAAACCCTGCCTGGTGTATATCCGGGGGACCATCTCGTCGGTCGTTCAGGGCGCTATCCGGCAAAAGCTGAAAGAACAGGTGGTCGCCGAGAACAGGGTCATCGTTGGGGAAAGCCCCGAAGCCAAGGCCCTGCGCAAGACCCCGGTGTTCGTGATGGAAGACGTCCACAAGGACGCTGTCGAGACGACCATTCCCTATGTGATCCGGTTGGAGAACATCCCGCGGGGGGCCGCCGTCCTCGAGTCGACCTCCGAGGACGACATCCGCTGGCTGCTGAACCTGACCTTTCCTGTCGTCAAGCAGGACAAAGACTCCGATGGCAACCTGGTCTTCGAGGACGGCGAAGGTGGCAAGCGTCCGAAACTGAGCGTCGTCAACCTGCCCTTCACCAAACAGATCCAGGATGCTGCGTCTGATCTGGGCACGACCTTGGGAAACGATCCCACCGCCTGATTGAGTTTGCGGCCTCCCTTGGGTTTCTTCACTCGGAACCCAAGGGTTGGGGGCGCAACCGGATGGCGATGGCTAAGCGGCTCAAAGAGCCGGCCTATCTTCCCGAGCTGGGACCCGAAATCTACCTTTGGCACACCCTGCGGGATGTGGGGCTCATGGTTCAGACCCCGATGGGTCAAACCCCCATAGGCTGGCCCGAGCTCAACGCCTTCTCCCAGTTGACCCAGCAACAACTCGAACCCTGGGAGGCCTCGACGC